AACCCCTGCAGCACTTCCCATCCGTCGACGGGGACGATAATATCGTCACCGAAGACTCGGACCTCCTGCGAAATCTTACGGACGTTCGAAATCGTCGGCTTGAGCCCTCTCGAAGAGAGAACTGAAGAAACGGCGAGAATCGTAAATACGTAAGACTGAACAGGAAAGGTGCATGCGGAACCCATACACGCGAACTTCCTCAGAATGTGAAACTGAGGAGAGTGAGCGTCGATGTCATTTCTGACCCATCTAGTTCTGCAGGCATGGAGAGCACGTAAAAGCGTATCACTACGCCTAAATACGCGCTCAACCACCCAGCAGGACAGACGATCAGAAGCAGATGACAGATCAACTGTCACATGCGACTGAGTATGGGAAGCCCGCCTAGCGAACTCTTGATTCTCAGTCTGGTCACGAAAGTGAATAGAACTGGAAATCGGGGTTCTCGATAGGCGGCTAGTGAAAAAGTCCAGAAGCATCTGCTGACACCATTGGTGGCTGACAGGCTCAGAGGCAATTAGCCTAGGGCCTTTCAGTACCTTCGGTACAGCGATGAGTCTGGACGGAGGTTCATGTGCAGAATACTGAACATGAAGATCCTCACCAGTGAGGAAACCAGCCCACATGCCATAGTTCGGAAAACCGAACTCAGACATGGGGAAGGTAGCCTCAAGCTTGGCAGGCCAGCAAGGAAAGTCGTACTTAAACTGAGTACGACGCTGGTCGGCTACCGCACCTGGTCCGTGCTTAGCGCGCCATTCGGATCCTTCGAAGGGTCCGAGGAATGCCGTGACAATGTCAGCGACCCGTTGGGCCACGTCAAGGTCAGGGTATTCTGGGATGGCACGGGACTCATCTTTGTCGGAAAAGTCAGAATGACTATTACCGAAAAGAGGATCATCAACAACAGTGTCAGGATCACCAAGATGGAGATCATGAATACTGCTGTTGGTAAGTTCGTCTTCGTCCCAACTAAGAGACGGAGAGCGGACTGTCCTGTCTGTTTCGAAAAACTCATGAACATGTTCCCATGTACGTGAGTCGTTACAGCTAACTTTGAACTTTTTGGCAGCATAATAAAGCTGTCGAAGAGCTCGGATAGCTGCAACGTCCGGAACAGCCCTAAGCACTCCATTTTCGTCGAAAACGCGTAGTAGAAGCCCCTTGAAAAGTCGAGGGATTTCTGCTCCTTTCTTGTACCTCCGTTGACCGGCGATACCAGACAAGGTTAGGCGCCCGTTGGAAAGACTTCTATCGAAGTGTTTTCCAGCGTCAGGAAGGTCCATCATAAGAAATGGTAGACCTCTTGATTCGGCGAGTGAGAGCAAGCGAGAAGCATCCCGCTCGAAATCACGTCGGAGAGAGGGGAACTGCTCAGCTACATCGACTAACATAGCTGAGTATAGTCCCTGTAGATACGGGACCAAGCTTTTCATCGACAGCTCCTTCAGTAAG